GTTGACACTTCTGATGAAAAATTGGCTGATACATTGCCAGAAGTGTCTACTGCCTTTATCCAATAATAATAAGTTTGGTCACCTTCTCTACCACCATCTATAAAATAGTTTGTTTTTACATTTCCTATTAAAGTGGCAGTTTCACTATCATTGGTTGTATTTCTGTAAATGTTGTATGAATCTAAATCATTTTCTGTATTATGCGTCCATTCCAATATCACATATTGTATTCCTGCGGTAGCCGAAACTCCCGTTACCGTTGCTGGCGGGGTTGTGTCAGAAGCAGTTGTTTGTGAAATGTCAGAAGAAAAATTAGAAACTGTGCCATATTTGTTAACTGAAGCCACGCCAAAATCATAAGAAATATTTGGAACTAATCCATCTATGGTTATTGTATTAGTGGTCGCTGTAATCTGCGTATAATAAGTGTGAGATGATTTTTTATAGCGAACAACATAATGGTCAAATGTATCAGAACTAATTGCGTTCCAGGTTAAAACTACATAAGCAGAAATTGTCCCATCATCAGCAGTTGTAATTCCAGTAGATGAACAAGTTAATCCTGTCGGGACAGCATCTGCTGTTGGATTTGCTACATGACTAATTTGCTCACCAGTGACACCGTTAATTGTGATAGAATTAGCAACAACATCTCCACTCATATTTACTCTGAAAGGAGCTAAATTAAAATCAGCATTACCCAACCATAATCCTTTATCTTGTTCAAACCTCATTATTTTATCGCCACTTCCGAAAATTGCCTTACCGCCAACCAAATTAGCACCAACAAGAGTTGGATATCTAAAAATGTTTTCTTGTTTAATTAGTTCCTCGTATGTTAAAACTGGTATTTGGTCTTGGAACAATTCAATTATTTCTTCTTCTTTATTTTCTTTTTTGCTTTCTTCCGTCATATTATGATAATGTATGACCGCTAATTTTTATATTTCTAATTGACACTGGATTAGTAGTTGAACCATTAGTCCAACTTAATTTTATTCTAAAATTCTCCGCCTCGCATCTTGGATAAAAATCTTTTGTTGTTATAGCACCATCGTCTGCACAAGATACTGTTCCAGTTTTTAAAGTAGAACCTTTATTATTCTCTAAACTATAAGTAAAACCCGCTCCTGTATTTAATGCATTAAAATTAAACTTTACCTTATCTATCATTGACCTTCTATAATTATCTGTAACATCAAATAACAATGAATACCAATAGCAATTAACATCATAACCATAAAATTTGGCTAATCTATAATAAGATGTTCCACTATTATAAGAAGCAACCATTGGTGTGCCGAATGGACAAGCCAAACCGCCAACATTATTATATCCAGCAGTTGCTATTTGAAAAAGTAAAGTAGGAGTATTTCTTTCTGCTGCACCCCAAGCCCATATTTTACCTCCAGAAACCCATAAAATAAAATTTTTATAATTAGTCACTTGATAAAATGACGGCAAAGAACCAGTAAATGAAACAATTTCAGAAATTGAAAGTCCATTGATATATCCTAATTTATATCCGCCACTTGAAGTAACATCCTGATAAAAAACAAAGACAACACCATTTCTAACAAATAAAGCACCTATTCTTCCCATAACCACTATTTCATCATCCCAAGATGGAGAATTGCCATCCCAAACATAAATTGAAGCAATGTTTTTATTAGAACCAGAAACGTCTGGTCTATTAGCAGCAATCCATAATCTATTAGAAGCCCAAGCCAAATCTTGAATAACACAATCACTTGGCAAATCTAAATCTTTTTCAGTAGCAGTATCCACAGAACCATCATATGAACTAACATAATTTTTATTTCCTATGTATAACATATCATTACCAGCCGCCAACAAAGGATGTGGGACATTGCCTTGTAAACTAAATTTACCAGTCGGCACAGTAGAAAGCCAATCATCATCAAAAGTAGAAGGCAATGTTAATTGCCCCATATCTCCATCACTTGACTTATTATAAGAATAATAAATCTTGCCTTGATAATAAGCCACATCTTGTCCATCTGTCATATTAGTAACTACTCTGGGGAATGTTCCATCGTTGGTAACAGCAGAAGAACTTAATTTATAAAGTTTAGTTTCACCTATTGCGAAAGTAACATCTGATGACACAGCATAATCTAAAATTCCTTTTATCAAAGTTGTAACTGCTCCTATTTGCGTTCCATTGGTTAAATTAGCCAAACCTGGTCCTTGTGTTATAAAAGAAGGATTAGTCAAATCTACATTTTGCATATCACTTGCTTGATTTTTATTTCCATAAGAAGGATAACTTGCTAAATACCAGCCAGGAGCAAAACCGCCATTAAAATTGTCTATAATAATTTGCCATTTCATATCTTATTTATAGTTTAGTTCTTTTTATTATTCATAATATCTCAAATCGCTTGCTGGTTTCATAATAATTCTTCTGTCTTGTATTCTACTGCCATAGAATTGTTTCATTCTGGCGATTATTTTTTCTAATTGTGCATCCATTGCGGCTGACTTATCTTGAATTTCATATTTATCAAACCAGTCTTTTGCCGCACCATAAACTAATCCTTTTTGAAATGCTTCTCTTATATTTGGTGTATCAGTATCATTAGAAAAAAAAGTAATGTCTTCGCCTAATTCATTAGTGCCAACAACTTCTTTTGAATACCAAATTTTAATTCCACCGCTAACATCAATAATTAGTCCAGATAAAATATAAATACTATTTCCAAACAATGCTACATAAGGCGTTGTATTGTCAAAATATTTAATAATATCGCTTTCTGATGAAATTGGATAGGGAATTTCTGATTTATCTACAATAGTTGCTGGTGTCCAATTAGATCCATCTAATTTTAATTCAATTCTTTTAATTTTAAGAATATCAGTTGGAAAAGGATATTCTCTTTGATTAGCCATTAAATCAATTGTTGCTATATCCTCTTGAAAATCCCACTCATCTTGTGAATCCAAAATCTCCGTAGTGAACAAATGAGCCCACTCGGTTAAGGAATCATTGATTTCATCAGCAGGATAAGAAATATCATCTGTGTTGGTTAACCTTCTTACCCTATTTTGCAATGTTAATAATTGTGCCATATTATTTTAAATAATTAAGTATTAATGGACTTTCGCCCATTTCTATTTTGCGGATTTTATCTTGATGAAATATAGGAAAATATCTATCTCTAAAAGGATGTTTCTGAAATTTATCGTGTTGCCATTGAATTGCTTTATTATCTGGCAAAACCCAGAAAGTATATCCAAGTTTCATTGCCCGAAATGCTATATTAACATTTCCCATTGCCCAGTAATTATCATACTCCTCATCATACCCGCCAACTTCAAAAAATGCTTTTTTAGGTGCTATTGCCCAATCTTCTTCCCATTCGTAATACTGAATTTCTTGAAATCCTTGTTTATAAGCCCGCCAATCCCATTTTATTGTTTTCCAATTTGGAGTTATTCCCATTGCCCCAGTAATAAATTTTTTCTCATCTGCCACTTTTAAAAATCTTTCTAATCCATCTGGTAAAATAGAAATATAATCTTGTAGCATCACTATAAAATCATATTTCGCTCTTTTCAGCATTCTATTTAATGCTTTGCATAAATCGTGTCCTCTTTCTGGAATTCCTACTTCTACTAACCATTCAAAATCTTGAAAAGTTTGTTCAGCAAGGCATTTCTGAACAATCTCTAATCCTTGCGGTCTAATGGTTGGCGTTAGAATGGAGATACCTGGCATAATTTTTTAATAACTTTGAAGATGATTGAATTTTCTTTCCGCCAAGACCAAATACCATTTTAATACCAAGTTTCTTACAAGTTTCTCTTTCTGGTATATTAAATATCGTTCTATCTGCACCAGTAGCAAAAATATCTGGTTTAATCATTTTAAGTGTTTTACGAACTGATTTATCTTTGTCTATTGATAGAACTACTCTATCTACACATTTTAAATTGGCAACAATTTCCATTCTTTCTTTGTCATTCATAAAAGGGTCTGAACATTTTACTTTTACCTGATTATCATTATTAACTATCACAACCAATTCATCTCCAAGTTTTTTTGCTGCTTTTAAATATCTAATATGTCCAATGTGAATTGGATTAAAATAACCAGACGCCACAACTATAATATGCTTTCTATTCCTTCTTTTAATTTTTTGGCGTAAATCTCTGCTGAATAATTTTGTATTACCCATTCTCTTGTATTAACTTTTTTATCACGCCATTTTTTTATTGCTTCTTGTATTGCTTGAATGTTTGGTTCTACTATTTCACCAATAACACAATCTCTTACATATTCAGTAGTTTTATCACTATCTGACATCACTATAACTGGTATATTACACGCCATTGCTTCTAATACTGTTCTTTGGCTTCCGCCAGTTTTATCAGAGGTTATAACACAAGTTCTTGAAGCATTATATAAATAGTTCAATGTTTCAGCATCTACATATGGCAAAACCATTGTTCCTTTTTCTTGACAAACTTGCCAGCATTCTGTTTCGTGGTCTTGATACATCCAACCAACTGCTAAACCAGAATTGCCTACTGCTTCAGCAAATAATCTATGTCTTTTCCAAAGAGCAAAAGTAGCGGGGAAAATAGCATCCCAAATTTTTGTTTGTTTTATTGGTTTGAAAAGTTCTGTGTTTGTTCCAAATGCTTTAATAACTTTTTTACCTTCATTTTCAAACTGATTTTTATAAACTTCTGATTCTACAAAAATCAAGTCAAAACAATTTACATAATTTCTAAAAAGTCCACCAGCAAAACATAATGCCATTGGTATTCCTCTATTGGCTAAATAAGGAATAGTTGGTCTTGTTAAATCAGCAAAAAATAATATCGCATCTGGTTTAAAATTAAAAACTTCTCTGGCTAATAATTCTGATGATGGTTTTAAAATAACTGGAATATAAGGAGCAGGAAAAATCATATCTTGTCCTATACTATAAACCCTGACTTCCCATTCTTTTGATAAAATATCAATTGCTTTTGCTAATCCATCCTGCCAGTTTAATAATTGCTTATATGTGTTGTTCCAGTCCCAAACAAAGGCTAATCGCATACTACTACCCAAAAAATAAATTTATCATCAATTAACTTTGATATTTTATAATTTTTAATCCCAGCTTCTTTTAAATGATTTTCTAACATTTCATAAGTATAATAACGGTTATGAAATAAATGTTTGTATTTATCAGCAGAATAAAGTTCTTTGGCGGGGTTATCTCTTTTAACCATTCCTTCTAAAGTTAATCCTTGTTTCTTGGCTGCTTCTTCTGCAGGCATAAAAGGATTTAATTCTTCTTCCCACTCATATTCGTTTGGCACAGTAATAATTATTTTTTTTGCTACTCTTTTTGCTTCCTTCAAAACTTGAATTGGGTTTTCAACGTGTTCTAAAATTTCAGCCAAAACCGCCGTATTAAAAGATTTATCTTTAAATGGCAAATGATGAGCATCAGCTCTAACAAAATTCTCAACTAAATTAGAATAATCATCTATATCTACAGTAACAATATTTTTTCTATCACACCCATTGAATGTATGTCCTTTATTTCCTCCAATATCAACTATTTTTTCATCTTTTGAACATTGGCTTTTTATCCAATTAAATCTATCCATTCTAATCTCCTCAATTTTATTAGGTGAAATTTTTTTTAAAAATTCTTTATGCCATTGTTGTGCTACTAAATCCCAATTAAATTTTTTCTTTGCCCATTGCTTCATTTCTTCTCTTTCTTTTTCTGTTGGGGGATTTTTCAAAACATTTATCACTCCCCGCACCCATTCTTTTTGAGCATCTTCATCTGTATAAATATTCTTGCTATCAATCTTTAAGCCAAATTGAACTGTTTCATCTAAAGCCGCTACATTAGTAGTAATTGGAATACAACCAGCCGCTTGTGCCTTCATCGCTGATATACAACTAATTTCTCCAAATTCGGTTGGATATGCCCAAATGCTTGATTTTAAATATTCATCTATAATTTGCTCTTGTGGAACCCTTCCATATTCATAAACTCCATCTTGATCCATAAGTTTAATTATTTTCTCTTTCATTTTTATCATTTCTGGGTTGTTAGAATGTATTTGGTCAAATATATTCCAGCCGTAAAAAATATGAAGTTCTGCTTGTGGCACTTCTTTTTTTATCAATGGAAATAGTTTTAATAATGTTTCAAGACCCCTATCATATGAACTTGTATAAATCAACCGATAAGGATTTCTTTCAACTTTTTTATTGAACATTTTAACATCAATTCCATTGTTGCTAATCATAAACTTCTCATCTGGTATTTTAGGAAAAAGATTTCTTTGCCATTCAGAAAGTGTAATAATTTTATCAATTTCTTTTAATCTTTGAGGAGTAAATTCAACTTGTTCCAATATATCATGAAGCCAAACATATTTCTTTTCAGCATTTATCTCACCAATATCAAATAAAGATGGATGCCGCCAAACTATCAATATATCTTGTTTATCTCTTGGATTGAAAGACCACCAAGGTCTCCAAATAACTTTACCAAATCTTTTTTCTTTATATCCGCAATTAGCATAAACAACTACATTCCATCCTAAATTAGCCAATCTTTTTGACATATGATAAACTGCTTCCTCTGAACCGCCAGTGCCTCTTTCAAGAATAAGTTCTGGATTAAACTCCTCACTCGTCTGATAGCAATAAATCACTAAATCTCTACCCGAACTCTCTTTTTTAATAAAATGTATATTTTTCAAATGGATCAATTTTGGATGACATTTCAAATAATCTGGAACACCATCTAAAAGTTTTTTAATTTCTTTCTTTGATTTTGCCTTCTTTGCTTTTTCATAAATCTCATCAATCTTTTCAAGATTTTTAATTTCAACATCTAATTGCTTGATTATATTCTTTGTTTCTTCATCTTTTGGATATAATTTGAGACAATGTTCCAAACATTTCTTTGCTTCCTTTGGCTTGCTTAATTGGAAATAAACTCTTGCCAATATCTGTAATGGATTATAATCATAATCTCGTGGATTATAGACAATAGCAGTATCTTTTGGGACATCTTTGGCTAATCCCATTATCAGAAATTCTTTAGCATATTTCGGCTTACCAATTAAATAATAAATTTCGCCAATTCCTAAATAACCATCTGGATACCAGGGTCTTAATTTAATTGCTTCCCATTCCGCCTCTATTGCTTCTTTTGGTCTATCTAATTTTTTTAATGCTTCTGCCATTCTGTGCCACGCAAGGAATTTTTCTTCTTCTGAACCACTAATGGGAATAAATTGAACATAATAATCAATTGCTTCTTTAAACTTACCTATAGCCAAATAAGCATTAGCCACATCCCAAACACATTTTGGATCACTTGGGTTTTTATTTAATTGTAAAAGAGCCATTTCTAAATTTCTTTTCTGTGCTTCTATTTTTCTCTCGTCTGTCGTTTTATGTATTACTCTAATATCTTCTAATAAAAACACTCTTAATCTGTCTGGCGATATTTTTCCAGCAGGAAGCAAATCTTCGTGTAATTGTCCAACCCATTTTATAAATCCATTATTTTTGATAATTCTTGTTTTACGATGTGTAACAACACATTGTCCCCATTTATCAAAATCATATAAATAATCACAGACACCAGCATTAACACCATTCTTTTCCATATTCTCAATTATCTTTTTAAGAAATTTGCCACCCTCTAATACATCGTCAACATCTAACCATAAAATATAATCACCAGTTGCTTGCGAAAAATTGTAATTTCTTATATCGGCAAAATTATTATTCCATTTAAAAAAAGATACTTTTGCTTTGTATTTTTCAGCAACTCTTTCAATCTCTTTATTTTTGCCACTAACCGTAATACAAATTTCATCAACATAATTAGCAACAGAATTAAGACATCTATCCAATAATTTCGCTTCATTATTGTCTGGTTTAACAACTAAACAAAGCGATAATTTCATACTTTTTCACAAACACGAAATTCTCTAAATCTTTTTTTAAACCAATCAATTTCTGATTGTTCCTCTAAAAATCTTGGGTTCTGCAATTGTCTATCTAAAATCTTAAATAATCTGGCTGGTATTCTTAATGTCCATCGCATATAAGCACTATCTTTATCTGTTAATCCCCATTTATCTTTTTTAAGTTTCCTTTGTATTTTGACAGAATGGCAAACAGCCATATATTCCAAAGGAAATCTTTTAATATATTCTTCTACAATTGCTTCAATAAGTTTTCTTCTATATTCTTTTTCTTTGTATTCCATATTATTTTAACTTGTGTGCTGAATGGCAATCTGGTCTCGGCTTAAGCAGATTGCCCACAAAAGCCGAGAATCCAGCCACAAGAGTTATATTAAATTAGATAACCTTCGGCAAAGAAGTTTGAATCTTTATTCTTAACCTCAAGCGTCAATTTACCCACAACTGCTCTTTGTTCATAGTCACCACTTCTCGCTAAACCAGTGTCAATAAATGGTTTTTGCAAATAAGCAATACCAAGTTTTTCTGGTCTAACTCCAAGTATTCTGGCAGTGCCATCAGCTGTTTGCTGAACATACCTATGAGTATGTTTCCTAACCTTACCAAGTCCTGTCTCAAACACATCAATCGCCATTACAACTTCTTTGATATTAGTGCCAGTAACAACATTGTATGCTTTGTTGGTAAAGTCATCTATTCTATCAGATAGTGCTGAACCAACAAAGATATCAGTTGCTACATCACCATTACTATTTTCCCAACAATTCTTCATTAATCCCTTAAGAATTGAAGCGGAAAATATAGTTCCAGAAGTTTGAGCAGTGTAGTTAGTTGACTTGCTAATGCCCCTAATAATTCCCATTTATTGGACTATGTCTTCATCGCATTCCTGCGAGCCTGCTGTATAGTCTCTACACCTTTATTACAAGAGGCGTTCTGTCTCTTGTAAATTTAGCTCGGCGTTGGCTTGGGTGCTTTCGCCGAATTAGGCAGGTTTTAGATGAACAGAATTTTATTAGAGGTTTATCAATCCTTTATCATATTTAGCGTGGCAATTAGGACAAAGAGTAATAAGATCATCAGGATTATGAACAAGATACATCCTATTAACGCTCTCGGAATAATTTACATAATTACCCTCTCTATTTTTATGTGCTACTTCCATAATTTTGGGTTCTCTTAATTTACATATTTGACAGGTGTAATTATCCCTTTTAAGAGTTACCCTTCTTGCCCAAAACCATTTTCCTCCTTTCCAGTTCGGGTGTTTTTCACCACTACCTGTTGGTGGTAATTTCAAATTTTTTCTTTTTTCTCCAACCCATATCTTCTTTCCTTTGTTCCAGGGGATACATCCTTTAACTGCCTTCAAATGTTTTTCTCTCCACTCATCCCGATGTTGTATAACCCATTCTGCTATATCAAATCTTTTTATCTTCGCAGTTTTTAACCAATTGCCATAACAGGCACGGGAACAAAATTTTCCTTTGCCCTTTTTAAGGATTGATATTTTGGTATGGAATTTTTTATGACACGATTTGCAAATTGTCTCCATACCTCCATTTTAATATGCTTTAGAAATCGTGTCAATAATCTATTCATCTTTGGTGCAGTGCCACTTGTTCCAGAAACAAGTGTGCTTCTCACCAAATCAAATTCAGCTGCATTAGCCCATTCAATCAATGCCTTCGTTGTCTGTCTCGCTAATTCATTTTCATTGTGATAAAACTGAACTTGTGCAGCAGTATTTGTCACTCTGAAAGGAATAGCGATAATTTCAACGATATTTGAAATTAACGAAGGCGTTGTTCTTTCAAGATTGGTATAATCACCTTCCTCTGCCACTGCCGCAGAAGCAGTAGTTCTTAACGTATCTGTCAATGTCTGATGAATGGTTGAGGTAGCAGTGCTTTTTGGTAAATTGGTAAGGAACCAATTTTCCTTCGCTGTCAATATCTCAACTAACGGCAGAACATCTGGTTTAATAACATCTTTGCCTGTATAAGTCGTCAATTCTGAAGCCATTTTATCGTTAAGACAACTTTAGAAATTTTTCTACTAATTTTTGTTTGGCTGCTTCAGAATCAGTTTCCCTTACGGCTTTTATTAACTGATTGAATTCAGCCTGATTTCCGAAAGTTGTCTTTTGTTTGCTTTCAACTGCTATTGACTTTTCTTCAGATTTGGCTTTATCAACTTCTAACTTGGTGTTAATCAAATCTTTAAGATAACCATCGTAAGCTTCCTCGTAAGAAATCCCTTTTGCTTTTGCTGTTGATTTTATTATATCCATAAATGGCTCAACAGCGGGGTTTTTCTTGAGGAACTTTGATGTCATTATCTCTTCTTCCAGCTGATTAACTTTCTCCTCTATTGCCGAACCAGTAAAATCTTTCAATACTTCTTGCCCTTCTTCAGAAGCAAGAAATTCATTTGCTTCTTCAGAAATTTCAGTTTGCAATTTTTCATATTCTTCTGCCTTCCTTCTTAATTCAGCAATTTTCTGGTCGCCGACCAGGCTTTTTAATCCTTGATAATGTTTTTCAAAATCTTCTCTTGTCTTAATATCATCTCTGCCAGTTAATCTTTTGTAATAATCTGATTCATCAGCTGGAGATTTGTTTTCCAAGTTATCAGCTTGAGAAACATCTTCTTGACTTACTGAAGATGCAACGTCTACATCTCCAGCGTCAGTCAGATTAAGGTTTGTTTCTTCTTCCATTTTTTTGAAGAACTATTTGTTCCATTAAGGTAGGAACTAAAACCCGACCTTTAATATTCATTTTTCATTTCTTGAAGCCTTTTAATAATTGAATCTTCTTCTTCAGAAATCTTTTTTTGTAATTCCTGTAAATCGCCTTCCTGCCAAATATCTGCTAAAGCATTTTCAATAATTTCAATTGCCATCTTTCTTGCCAATACTTCATCTAAATTGCCCAGAGTAATATCTCTAACTGTATCTATGGTATTTAAATTATAAGCAATTCTTTGTAAGAACCACTGAAAAGCCTGATTTTTTATCAATTCTCTAATCTCCTCTTTAATCGGCGGTTTTTTTATTATTTTAATTTCTTTTTTCTTTTTGGGCATATTTTGTTTTAATTTACTTCTTTCCACTTTTTCTCCAAGCAGAATAACAAATAGCAATAACCTGTTTTATTGGTCTTTCAGGATCTCTTTTTTTTACTACTGAAATACAACGAGAAATAAAGTGTTGCTTCTCTTCTTTACCCTTTGGCGATGGAATAGGCATAATGTTTATTTTTTTCTACCAGCCACTGCCATTTTGGTCATTTTTGTTTTTCCGTAAGCCTCTCTTCCAATTTTTGCACATATTGCCTTTGCCCTTTCTTCAGTCATACTCTTGCCCTTTTTTTCATAAAAAGCCATAACCTTTCTAACACAAGCAGCAAATCTGCCGCCTTCACCCAATGGTGCTGATGCAAATGCTGATTTTTTTTGTGCCATAATAAGATATTATTAAAATTATTTATTACGACCTTTATTTACTAATTGTTGGAACCATTCCACGACCAGTTTTTTCTCCACTTACAATTTCACCCACCATTTCTGTTTCACTTTGTGGAGTTGTTGGAACAGGAACTGCTCTCGGTGTCTGAATTGGTATTGCTTCATCTTGTTTTCTTAAAAATCTTGCACCGCTTAAACCCATTAAATCCAATATTTCTTTCATTAAAGCATCTACATCAAGATTTGCTCCTGGAATTCTTGAATAAGCCATAAGCATATTATTCAATTGATTAACCATAACTGCTTTATTAAAACTTTCTCCAGTTACAAATACTTCTACTTCATATTGCCAATTCTTTAAAAATCCTTTTTCAACTTTGAAATATCTTGTTTTATTAAATGCTTTCAGATTTTCTTGATATACCTTTCTCAAATGTTCAATATAATCAGCGGGCGGAAATCCTTTTCCTTTGGCATAACTATTAAGAATTGCTCTATTTAATTGATAATTAATAAAACTTTCGTCTATTTCTTTCAAATCTTTCGGAGAACCAATAATTGAAATTATTTCTTCTTCACTAATAGTTTCTAATAAAAGCGGAATAATGTGTTTCTCAAATACTCTTGATAAAAACATTCCAAGATTTTCTTGAAGCAAACTGTAACCAGTTCTCATTCCTCTTTCTTGTAAAACGGCAGTAGTTGCTGGTAAGTCAGAGGGCAATGTTTCACCTTTGCCAATTTGCCAACCGCCAGTTACTCTCTGAACTTGAGTATAAGCCTCTAATTGGTCTCTATAAGATGATGGTTTAATATCAGAAATTCTTAATTCTTGGATATCGTCCATTCTGGTAACTGGTATACCACCGCCAGAAACCAAAGAACTTAATAATTGCTGTGTTATACCAGAACCTTTTCTAAATTTAAATAATCCTAATTGAGCAATTCGTGATTGGTTTAATCGTAAATTAACTATCTCATTGATATAACTCTGTAAATCCATAGCAATTTCTCCAACTCCTCTGCCGTGCCATCTGCCAAATACTTTTCTAAATCTGCATTCTTCATACGGCTTTATTCCAGTTTTATTTAATTTAATTTTATGAACAATAGGATTTGAATAAATATTAGAAACAATAGCCACTGTTGGAACCCAAGTATCTTTATCCTCTTCTTTCCCAGTAATACACCATAATGGCAAATCGCCCCATCTCTCATAGATTTCAACATAAGGAACTTGAACATTGATATTTCTGTAATTAGTCAGCAATCTTGATATTTCAGTTTCTCCTTTAATATATTCTAAATTGTTCCAGTCATATTTTTTTACTTCAGACAATTTAATAACATTTCTTTCAATTACTGCACCAGCCTCTTGTATATTTCTTTCTGATGGATCAATGAAAAAGTTAGTAATATCAGGAATCGGCGTTTTTATTAATTGTTTTTTAAGAAATGAATCAAAATTCTTTATTATTTTTAAAACCATTGTTCCGTCTATGCAAAATTGTCTTAATAATTCATTCAAAATCTCACCAAAATAATTCCTTCTCATAAAATAACCAACCAAATATCTTAATATCAAAGCGGCTGAAAATCCATTAGGATTAGTTGCTCTTATATTAATATCGGCTGAATCTAAATCTATGTTTTGAGTAACCACCTCAACCATATCTTCAGTAACTGGGAAAAATATCTTTTTTCTCTTTGTCACTTCATCATATTCATTATCAAATTTTCCTAAATAATTTTTGCGTGCCTTATTGATAATTCCATCAACACCAAGCATTTTATAATTAATTCTATCATTAACCCAAACTCTACCATCTTTCCATTCGGCTAATTCATTTTCCATTATTTCTATAACTTTTTTTTCTTGTGGTGTTGGTATATATTGCATATTATTCTTTATTTTCTTTTTCTTCTTTATTTTCTTTTTCTGAATTTTCTTGTTCCAATCTCTCAATTAAATTGATTTGACCTAAAATCTGTTGTTGTCTTGCTTGCATTTGTGCTAAAACTTGTTGATTTCTATTAAATTCTGAAATTAAATTTTCTTTTTCTTCTTTCAAATTCATAATTATTCACTCATTAAATCTTCGTTTATTGAAGGTTTGTTTATTAAAGTTTTACTCCAATTGCCGACCTTTTTTATTGCTTCTTCTACTTTTGCCTTTTCATCCGCCAATTGCTGCTGAACCCTGTCTATCATTTCTTTGGTTATCGGATTAAGCACTGGCTCAAACTCTGTTTTTAAGAAATAATTGCCGTCTATCTCAATTATCTCTTGAGATTTTACCTTTGGCTGTATTGGTTGCATTGGTAGTTGTATCATATTTTTTATTTGTTAATTATAATTTAGCTTGTTGCCAGAAGCCCGTATGCTTCTAAATAAGACAACAAGGTATTAAATTTGCTTGTAATATCCTCTAATGTGCCATTGGCATCTGCTATGTGCGGTCTTTGTGTTATTGGACTTGCACCAAAAAAACCGACCTTTTGCGAAGTATTAACGCCTAAATAAATGCCATTTGGCGTCATTTTCAAAATATCGCTGTTATCAACTGTAAATTTGAAATAATTGGCTGGCGTCCAGCCATTGGTCTGGACATTGAAAACAATACCAGTTTGAACATCATTCCCCAGTTTTGAATTAAGATGAATAGATTCCTGACCATTATAAAAACCACATCCTTCTAATGTTAAAATACCTCCATCAAGCCAAATACCTATATCTTGGTCAGGATAATCATAAAACAAAAACCCTTTCGTATTGCCCCCCAAACCAAACTTTGTTTTATCATAATTGTAATATAATTCTCCATAATAACTTTCACCATAATCTGGGTCATAAATTTTCAATGATGACATTAAGTAATTGCCAAGAATATTGCCACTTGCTGATATATCGCCATTTACATTTATTGTTTTATCAAAATTTAATCTATTATTATTGCTATCATAATTTATTAAAGCACTTGAAATATTACTTGAATTAACAAAATACAGCAATGGCGGGTTGCCTAAAATAGCCAATGCACCTTGCCAAACACCAATATTACCTAATAGTCCATTAGAATATGGCGACAACATTGGAAAAACGCCATAACCAATTCCGCTTAAATCAAATTTTTCAATTTTAAAGTAAACATTATCATCGCCAAATTCATCATCCCAGCCAGCAAGTATTTTATAGTTTCCCAAATCTACATCACCAGTTGCTCCTGTGTAGGGAACTTTGGCATCTAAATTAGGTCTTGGTATTAAAACCTGTATTTTATTTTTATTGTATGCCATATAACTTAAGCCAAGAATATATTTTGTCTAATGGATGAACATTGGCTTTATAGCCAATTTTTGAATTCAACTCCATAACAAATTCTACAAAATTTTTTTGTCTAATATCTTTTTCGCCTCTTGATAATGCTAATTTTTTTTCTGCTTCTGAATATTTTTTAAAAACATCATAGATAAAATCCATTTTACTTCTCACTTCTGGCGATGTTAAATCAAAACTTTCTAAATCCAAGTATTGGGCAGCTCCAATGTATTCTAAAGGCAACTCGCCTATTTCTGGTATATTCTCGTGTGTATTTGTTTTTGGTTCTTCATCCATATTAAAATTCTTGTTGTGGTAAAAGCAATGGTTCTGATTGTCCTTTTTTCAATTCTTGTAATGGCTTATCATCTAATTCCCAGCAAGCCAATGCTCTTGCCATAACACAATCATCATACTCACCTTGCGGCGGTCTATAAATAATATTGCCAGATGGCGACATCTCAAATTCGTATGCTCTGCATTCAGTATTGGCTTCCTGACTATCCTCTGTTCCAATTTTGTCATCTGGGAAAAAGACACTTTGATTTTGTATTAAAACAACTAATTTTTCTATTAACTGCTTTTTGGAAAGATTGGTTTGAATTTTATAACCATTAACATTATAACCAGTATTGGCTAATTCATCTACATAAACATCACCGCTGGTTATTGAGGTTGTGTCTACCCATATTATAGAATTAGGATACTCATCGGCTATTGAAATTATTCTTTCTTTTTGAAAAGCCCAATCGCCTTGAAAACGATAATGAGCAACTTCCTGATTTGTCATTCTGTCTATTACACTAATTGCTGTAAAACAATCATATTTCCCCAAATCAATGCCTATAAAATAAAGATGGTCAGGATTGTATTTTTGCGGGAATTCATAAGTTTTAATGCATTTTTCAAATCCTTTAAAAACAACAAAGTCTTCCAAAAATTCAGCCTTATATTCCTGTCTAAAAACCATTTCTGGAAGCCGCTTCTCTTCCTGTTCCCATTTTTCTTTAGTAAAGTTTGGGTTGTCAAGCGATGTCCAGTAAAAAGCACCATTATTTTCTTTTGCCTTCCGCCACGCTTTCCAAAACCAATTTCTTCCTCTGGGAGTTGAAATGAAAAAATACTTTCCCAGTTTAGTTCCTGATGCTGGCACAATATAAGTCTCATATATCTTTTCATCAATCCTGGCACATTCATCAACAATTATCAAATCATATCCTTTTCCTAAAATCTGGTCTGGCTGTTCAGCTGACTTGCATTCCAGAGACGATCCCCATTTAGTGCTAATTCTGGGAAACGGCTTCTCATATATCCTCATCTCTCCTGGAAAATACTTTGCCAGCCATATCTTCAAATAATGCCTCACCCTGTCTGTTAAATCATAAGTTGGAGCTATCAAACAGACAGACATATTATTCTGCAAAAGTGCTCTTAATATTACATAAGCACAAAGAATTGATTTCCCTCCCTGCCTGCCAGCACATATCACAATCTCATTGGCATTAGACGCCAGCACTTCCTTTTGTTTATCAAAAGGCTTCCATTCTATCAATTTCTGCAGTTTGTCCTCATTCACCATTAACTCCGTAACCTTACCTCTTTGTGTCTGTTTTTCAGCTTTTTTCTCCTTTTCTATTTCCCTTATTAAACTAATTGCCTTTAAAACTGCTGCTTTATCTTTACTATCAATTATTTCCCTTAATTTTTTTCTTATTTTAGTTTCTGTTATTTTTTTAGCGTAAGGCATATCCTATTTTTACCCCAACTTTGCGGGAGAGGTATATTTGACCTTCCCCGATCCGCTCCCAGGGGTTCCCCCCTACCTTTTTCTCTTCATTTCTCCGCCTGCTTCTTTCTTTCTCTCCTTTATCTCTTTTCTCTTATCTCTTCATTATATACAGCGCTTGCTAGGGCTTTTAAAACATTAAAAGGGGAAAATAGAGAAGACAAGGAAAACGGGCAAGGCAAACGAAATGTTAAAACTTACTCTCCCTCTCTTTGTCCTTTCTCCTTTTCTCTTTATTTTTTATTTTTTATTTATTCTTTGCTTTTCTTTTAATCTACCTATTCTATTAAGTTATTTTTTTATTTTTTAAAATAAGCCGCCGGGTTTGGTCCTTTTTTATACCTTCTTTTTAATATCAAGTCATTATTTTTTTTATTATCTATTAAGCCAGTTAAATAGTGGTTTTTCTTTTTTTTATTTTTGCCGCCGTGATTTTTTAATTCATAGCATAAATTTTTAAAAATGACAAGGTTGAAAATGTTTTTAAGTTATCCACAGGTGAAGACTTGACAAGGTTTTATGGTTTGCTATACTGGCTTAATGGTTGTTGGTTGTGGAAAACTGGACTTGACAAGATAATTTGACACGCTATAATGAAAGTAAGATGTGGAAAACAAAGCACTTTAAAAACTAAAGAAAGGAGACAAAAATGAAGAAAAAAAGAATCGTCAAAGTGTTAGCATTCAAGGATCAGCGCCAATTCATTGATTATGTAAAGGCCGATCTACTTCATTATTTTATTAACATCGGCTATGTGGTGGCAGTTCTTGACTAACACTAAAGGGGAGATCTCCCTGCATCTCCCCGCTCCGCTGTAGTTTTTAATTAAGTCATTAAAATTTACAGCGGGGCTGGAATATTCGGCAATCGGTATGCTGGCTCTTGTATCTCATTAGAGATATTAAAAATTTATTAGGTGTTTGGCGGTGTTCGCCTTGAGAATCAAACCGCCGCCTTCCTTGATAAAAACAATTTAAAAAATTAAAAAGGTCGGCAAAAATAAAAAATAAAATTAAAAAAATAAAATGCCAAAATATAATTTTATTAAAGAAATCGCCGAAGAGTTGGGCGAGCCATTAAAGATAGAGGGCGAACTATACTATTACCAAGCCAACTGGGACGATATCAAAACGGAGCAGAAAAGACAAAGAAAAGAAGGCGGGGACGATGTGAGAGTTGCGGGGTTTGTTTTGGAGCAGTTAGGAATATCTAATAAAAGGGTTTATGTTTCCGATATGGAAGTAGACGAAAACGGGGAAGAAATAGACGGTTGGGTTGTTTTCTGGGCTTAATTGTTCGGCTTCTGATTTGGGGCATCTCGCAGGAGCGGATGCCTCAAAATGAGAAGCAGAAAATAAAAAAGGTCGCAAAATTAAAAAATAAAATTAAATCAAAAATATGAAAAAAAATAAGAAAAAACAACCAACATATACAGCAAGATACAAAGACACAGGAGAAATAATTTACAAAAATGAACCATTGGGGAATTTGTTTGGAAAATTACCATTAGGAAGTGGAATTAATTTAAAAGAAACAGACGAAAGAAGAACTAAAGCTATGAGCGATGAAGAATGGTGGGACGGAGTAGAATTTATTACGCCTTCTGGCAGGGAAATAATAGTGAAAAAAGATTAAGAAAAACAAAAAAATACCCAGTTCAAATTAAAAGGTCGGCAAAAATAAAAAATAAAAAATAAAAATTCAAAACAATATGGACAAAAGAAGTTACGAAATTAAAAAACTTTTAAGAAAAACATTCCCGACTGGTCAATTTAAAGTTAAAATAAAAAAATTTGCAGGGGGAGAAGCGATTAAAGTAAAAACTGATTTATTAAAAGAATGGACAGAAAAAGATACAGAAAACCACTGGCTTATTGGAAGCGGAAAAATAAGAGAAGTTACGCCAGAAATTCAGGAAACTTTAAAGAAGGTAGAATATAATAATCAGATAAAGAAAGAAATTGAAAAATTATTACAAGGATTTACTTATATAGCACGAGATGAATTTGGTGAAATTTTAGCGGGTGGCAATACTTATTTAGATGTTGATAGGTTAGAATAGTTTGGCTTTTTATTCTCTCCGTCTCCGAAGAAGCGAGGCGGGGAGAAATAAGGGGCTAAATGCTCCTTAAGATGTAAAATGCAGTCTCTGGGCTGGAAGACCGAGGGCAGATTAAAAAACTCCCAAGTTATAAGGTCAAAGGTTTTGTTTGCCGTTTCTGTGAGACATTGTATTCTTTTGTAAAAAAATACTATCGCCCGAAGTAAAATATATAAGGGGATAATCAGAAAACGGCTAAAAAATTAAATAAAAGGTCAAAAAAACAAAATTAAATTATTAAAAATCCTATGAAAACAAGCACTTTGCCTTATTTGACGATATTTAATACAACTTTGAGAAGAAAACCTCGCCAGATTCAAAATAGAGCGAAAAAAGAAGGTTTTAAAAGTGAGTTTGTGATAAATAGAATGCCCCTAATGTGTTCTTTTGCTTTTGTTATCGCAAAAAAATGCGGTTTTTCTGAAAATTTAGCCAAAAGTTTAGGTTATACTGTGGGGACCTATTACGCTATAATGAAAGGCGTCGGATTAAGAACTTATAGTGGCTCGCCTTCTAAATCTCATTTAAAAAATGAAGGAACTTTAGACGATCAACTAATAGAAAGCGAAAAAGATATTTCTAAATTAAATTATTTGAATTTCTGCGGTGGAACCTTTATTTTAGAAGGCGAAAAAGTTTTAGGAATTGCCACGATTAGAGGAAAACAAGGAATTTATGACGCTTGGCACTTTGACCAGCAAAAAGCAAAAATTGAAGCAATAAAAAAAGGCGCTTTTGAGAAAGTTTGCGCTAAATGGGAAGAAATTTTGAAAGATTATGAGTTGGAAGATGTAAAAAGCGGACGCCGATTTTTCTCAATATGGAAGGAATGGCGAGACGAACTTCGGAAAAAAGAGTTTTATTTTTAAAGGTCGGCCCAGCCGAGAAGTTAAAACTCGGCTGTTTTTTTATCAATGTTTATTTTTTAACTTCATCTTGCTCTCTGCCACATTTTGAGCAAACTACTGCTCCGTGCTTCAATGCCTCTTTGCAATACCTGCACAATGTTAATTTTCCTACCAGCAAATAATAACACACGGCAACTATTCCAAAAAAGAAACCAGCAAAGAAACCACGCACCTTATTTCTATTTTTTCTACCCGCCAGCCAGTAACAGATAAAGGCAAGAGCAAGATAAGCAATAAAAATTTCCATAATTTCCATAATTTTTAAAAATTAAATTTTAATTTTGATTTTACCGACCTTTTTTATTTTTTCTGTTCGCCAAATTAAATACATTATTTTACTTTATTTTTTTTCATAGTTTTAATTTATTTTCTCAATTTTATTTTTCATCTTTTAATTGATTTCCCGCCAAACATTTGGAAAAGATTTAGGAAATAATAAAGCAAGCCAACCAAACGGAAAATATATCAATAATAAAATTATCTTAATTACTTTTTTATTTTTCATCTTTTAAAGTTAGAAATTCTTTCGCTAATCTAATAATTTCTACTATTTCGCCACCCTGAATTGGCATAATAAGTCCCTTATTCAATTCTCTAAATTCTTTTTCCATTGCCTTTGTTATTTTAGGTTCTTTGCCCGCCTTAATTTGTTCTGGTAAATCTTCTGGCCAGACAGAAGGGCATTTATCTAATACCCTTGAAATTGCCGCTTTTAAGGTAAAATCGGGCATTTTGTTTTGAATATAATGGATAATTCCAGCGTGCAAAAGACCATCATATTCGCTTCTGATTTTTTCACAACGAGCTAATAAACTTTCTTTATTTTTGGCTGAATAATCACCAACTATTATTTCAATTTTCTCTTTTTCATTTTTCATTTTTTAATTGGTAGTTATATCTATCTAACCACTTTTTAAACGCTTCGTTTTTTGCTTTCATTACATCATCAATTTTCAACCAATGGCAACCCTTAATAGCATTTCGCCAGTATTCACTTTCTTCTTCCCAAAAACATTGATAAGCATATTTAGGATTTATTGTTATTTTTTTATTTTTCATTTTTTAATTGGTTAATAAGTTTTAAATCTTTTTTGTTAAGGCCGCAGTTTTTACAATAAGGTAATCCATTTTTTTCCTGACAATAACGCAGCCTTGCTTTAATAATTTTTTCTATCTTTTCCAATATCTCAATAAATCTTTGGCGGTCTTTGGCTTCTTTTTTCATAGTTTTAATTTAATCTCTTTACCCTCTTGATGATATTAAAATAAACTTTGTGGCACGGCTTTAATTCGTTCTTCGGCTATTTTAACATAATCAGGAGATATTTCTATGCCGATAAAGTTTCTGCCGAGTTTTTTTGCGACTACACCAGTTGTGCCGCTTCCCATAAATGGGTCAAGGACAATGCCATTCAATGGGCATCCCGCCTTAATCATCGGCTCAACGAGTTTCTCGGGGAAGGTGGCAAAATGCTTTCCCCTAACTTCTGGTGGGGCGGGTTGAGTGGGAATTTTCCAAACATCAGAAGTAGTATTGACTTTATCGTTGAAATCTGATATATTTATTATATGAGGAAAATTTGTAAAATTTGTGGTAAGCCCGCCATTTGCCGTTTTCTTTGTAGTGGACACTA